CAGAGAAGTCTAAATCATATAACCAGTATAGTTAACAAATGGCTTGAAGTAGCCGAGGAGAAATAGAATGAATAAATATCAACAAGCAGGACTAGCATTTGCAGTGGTTATGTTTATCTACTGGTTAGCAGGTGGGAACTTTGATAGAGGTGGCGATTTAGCTGGAACATTCTTTCTAGCCATTTATGTATCAGGAAGTATTATTGTATTAGGGCCGAAGGATAAGGAGAGTGACGATGACTAACGAACACACTATATACTTCACGATAGCAGCTATAGTCACACTCTGGCTACTTTCTAAAAAGATAACCTGGTACATAATACTCGTACCGGCTTTTATAGCCTCAGCCTTTGCTACACTCGCATCTATCATACATTTTCAGATACTTGCAGCAATGGGATTTATGTTACTAGGCTTCTTGATAGTAACGTTAATAGGATTTATTGATAATATTGGAGAATAAGATGAGGCTGAATTTTGATGGTTTTGTGGTTGAGTTTGACGACAGTCAGGAAGTTAAAAACGCTGTGTTTGATCGCGTTATGGAATACTTTGTTAATTGCGAGTCATTTAGCAGCGAAACAATAATGCAATATGATAGCGCAATAATTAGCGCACCTGATTTGATGGGCGATATTGCTGACAATGTTATTAAATTTAAAGAGAATTGGGATGTCTAAGGACTATAACTTATTTTCATAGTAAGTATAAATAAAAGTAATTGGAGAATACAAATGAACGATGTAAATGAAACTTTAGACCTGAGAGGCAAGGAATACGGTAAATTTTCAAGTCATGCCAAAATATCGCAGAATCTAAAACTGTCATTAATGCAAGATTGTAGTCCAGACGCTAGATTTACGAATAGCATGGCTGAAGCTATTGATATGATATTCCACAAGATAGCTAGAATAATGAACGGCAATCCTGAATATATCGACAACTGGCACGACATCCAGGGCTATGCTCGATTAGTTGAAATTGAATTGCAGAAACAAGTTGATAAAAACAGCGATTAATATTAAAATACTGTTGAGGTTGGATTTCCCAACCATTAAAGGCTTTTTCTTATTCCTAGCCGCCTCAACCGAATTACAACAGGGATAAGCGGTTAACAATTAGGAATATTATTATGAACAATGGGTTTATAAAACTCCATAGAAGGATAACTGAATGGGAATGGTATCAAGATACTAATACCTTCATGTTATTTATTCATCTGCTATTTAAAGCAAACTACAAAGACTCTAGATTTCAAGGTAAGCCAGTTAAGCGAGGACAGCTTATAACTGGTCGAATTACGCTGTCAGAAGAAACAGGAATATCACAACAATCAATAAGGACTTGTTTATCCAGACTCGTTAAGTCTGGAGAAATAACCACCCAACCAACCAACAGATTTACGCTTGTAACCATTGTAAACTATAACAATTACCAAGATAACTCCAGCGAATCAACCAGCCAATCAACCAACAATCAACCAACAACTAACCAGCAACTAACCACATCTAAAGAACTTAAAGAAGTTAAGAAGAAAGATATAGAGATTAAACCACCTGTATTTAATTTCAAAAAAGAGGTCTTACAGTTAGGAGTTAATAAGAACACTTTAAACGACTGGCTGGACGTAAGGAAAAATAAAAAAGCAACTAACTCAGAAACAGCTTTTAATACCTTATTAACAGAAATTAATAAATCAGGACTTCACCCACAACAAGCAATTGAAATGTCAGCTGCAAATAGTTGGGCAGGGTTTAAATCAGATTGGGCGCAGAATAAAAATCAATCAAATAACGCCGGCCCATTATCAAGACCATTTAAGGAATTCGGATAATGAAAACTGAAATAGCAACATTAGAATTAACCGTAATAGGTTCAGCACTTAACGACAATTCATTTTATCGACAATGTGAACTAACAAGTGAAATGTTTGTAGATCCAATTTACCGCAATATCTGGAATGTCATCTCTAACTTGATTTCAAGTGGTGAGCCAGTAGATGCAATATCAATCATGGACGAACTTAAAAGCGATTCACTGAGAGATATATTAATCGAAGCTTTATCTGGTGCGTGGTCGAGGACAATGGGTGAAGCCTTTGCGACCAGGATTAAGAAAAATCACAAGCAGCGAGAAATTAAACGCATAGCTTCTGAGTTAGTTCAAAATCCCGACACTGTAAACGCTGCAATATCTCAACTAATGGCAATAGGCCAAACAGATAAGAGTTTTGATCTATCAATAGCTGAAGTTTTAAAGAATGCCCTTAATCATATTGAGCTTGTAGCCGAGCAAGATGGACTAATAGGAATTACAACGGGTTTAGAGCGCCTTGATAATGTTTTAGGTGGCTTCCATAGCTCTGACTTAGTAGTAATAGCTGCAAGGCCTGCTATGGGTAAAACAGCCCTTATGTTGAATATGTTAATTAAGTCCGAATGTTCAGCCGGTGTATTTAGCGCAGAAATGGGAAGCACTCAAATCGGCGAGAGAATTATCGCTATATCTGCAAATGTTGAAGCTCAGAAATTAAGGAGAGGCGATACAAATAACGAGGATTTCAATTCTATGGTTAATGCCGTAGGTGAATTAACATCAAGGCAAATCAGAATAAATGATAAACCAGCCCCAACACTTGAGGAAATTGTTAACCAAGCTAGGAAGTGGAAGCTTGAAAATAAAGTTGAGATTATATTCTTAGACTATCTACAAAGAATCAAGATGACCGGCAACGCTCCAAGGCATGAGCAAGTAGGCGAGGCAGCAAGAACACTTAAGGAATTAGCGAGAGAGCTTGAAATACCTGTAGTGGTATTGGCTCAAGTCTCAAGAAGTGCCGAAGGTGTCAGGCCAAATATGAGCCATTTAGCCCAGTCAGGAGAAATTGAGGCAGAAGCAGATCAAATAATGTTCCTATTTCGCGAGGAAGTTTATAACGATGATCCAAACCTTCAAGGACTAGCTGAAATTCTAATAGCTAAAAACCGACATGGTGCAACTGGTGATGTCAGGTGTACATGGTTCGCACCTTCAATGCAATTTAGGAATATTTCTCATGTTGATTACAATTAGCATTAACGGAAAACTAAAAACATTTAACTCCCCTGCTAAAAACTTTGTTGAGGCTATGGAATTAATTAAAGACATGAAGGGCGGCAGGGATGATGTAGAAGTTATATCAATTGAGCAGCCTGTAACTAAAAAACAAATGTTTAGAGCTACAGGAATGCTGCCAAAGGATAAAGATAATGAATAAAGTTACCCACTGTCCATCCTGCCAAAGTGAACTAGTAATGAGCATACAGGAGATAAACGGAAAGATGAGGCCATTAAAAAAGCCGTGGCTATCTTGTCCACTGGTGGCGTGTCGTCGCACAATTAACACAATCAATGGTGATATTTATCACAACGGAAAATTAACTAAAGGAAATTTAAAATGAAAATAGGCGTAAAGTTAAACATAGATGTTAAGAAAATAATCAAAGAGCAGTTATTCACTGGTAAGAAAGGTGTCTATATGGATGCGACAATATTCCTTGATCTAGATGTCGAGGATAAATTCGGCAACTCAGGAATGATTACCCAAGACACAAAGGCTGATGACAAAGGGCCGATACTTGGCAATGCTAAGATATTCTGGAGAGAGTCAGGGCAATCACAGCCTCAGCAAGCTCAACAGCCACAGCAACAAGCAAAGCCAGTTGATGATAGCTTTGACGACAGCATACCCTTTTAGGAGAATAAAAATGTATAAATTAATAATTGAAAATATCGAGTATAACCCTACTAACAACCTAGCAGTTAGAACACTGTCGAGATCATTATCTATTATCGAATGGCTTAAGTTAAATAAAAACGATTTCAAAAAGGCTGCCGAACTTTGGGACTGTAGTATGCAATACCTGAAGAAAAGAACGATTAAGCTCAATTACCATCCAAACCCAAAGAAGTTAATTCTTGATAGTGATGTTGACCAGGCTATAAATATCCACCTAAAAACCGGATGTATAAACTCTTTCTGCAAAGAGATTGACTGTACTGCTAACCGTATGCGATTTAAAATGAGACAAAAACATTACTCAATAGCTACTAGAATGTTTGTAGATATTCCAAAATCTAACAGGGCTTCATGGCAGAACATACTTTACAGCAAAACATTAAGCTATCAAGAAATAGCAGCCTAAATGGCAATAGTTTATAATAACTGTTAAAATAATATAACTTAACTAAATCAGGAGTTTAATCATGGCGGGAAGTAAGGGACATCAACGGAAAAAGGCAGTTAAGAAACCTGCAAAGCGATTAACTAAAAAATCCCTGAAGAGTAAGCTCAGATAATGCATGATTCTCTGGTGATATTAGATGTTTTCTTGATCTTAACTATGGTCATTGTATCTATTGGATTCCTCAAAGAAAGGCAGTCTATTAATATTTATATATTCTGCCTCTTCTGTTTAATCTTCAATACAGCTGATAAATACATAATTGAGCCTTACGGGGCTTTTGGCTATATTGGAGCAGCATTAACAGATTTATTAATAATTTATATCCTTTCTCGATTAGTTCACATCTCAGAAATCACGTTAAAAATACAACGAGTTTGTAAGGTATTTATAACTGTGAATTTTATAGGATGGATATTGTACATGCTTTATGAGCCAGCAATTTACTACAAGGTACTTTGTACGGCTTTATACTTGTACGCTTTAATC